CTGTGACCATTTATAGCGTGATGAAGCTACTGTCATGAACAAATCCTTATAGGCTTCTTCATATTGGGATTTGCCAAAACTAGATGATAGTAGATGAAATAGCTTAGTGCCGTTAGTATCAACAGAACCAGTAGGTAATTCATCGTGTGACATATATTTAGAACCACGATCTCCAGAGGTAAATCCGTAAACTTCGAAAGGGATATTAACCTTTTTGCAGAAGGTTGCAAGATTAAGGGTTTGCTTAATAACAGACCCTATAGTACCTATCATCGAACCAGAATAGTCTATGACCATAACCATACCGTGTGATTGTGCATCGGCAAGATTTGTTACCTTTCTGAATATATCGTCCTGGAATTGGTATGAGTATAGCTTATTAACATCGATTGAGCCAGAGCGAGCGGTTGAAGCACGGATTGTTCGGTATGCTGCTTTTCGCATTTCGAACTCTTTTGCTATAAGAGATGTAATCTTCTTAGTCTCATCCTGAAACGAAATAAAGGCTTCTTCTTCTTCTGCAATCGCAGATTCATAATATGAAGAGTTTCTATTACAGAAGTAACCTTTTTCTTGTTCCCAGGATTGCATACGAGCTTCTTTTACTTCGCTATAGGGAATAAGCATATTGCCAAGATTCTTACGACACATAGGAGCTACATAGACTGGGACTGAACTACCATCAGAACCTTTAGTAAGCTTGCCTTCGTTTTCTCTAAAGGCCTCATCTGTTTCAGAGACCATTTCTTCTAGGTCATCTTCACCACCAGAGGACGAAGGTAATTGGGATTCTTCTTTATCGTCTGAATCAGACTCTTGATCAGATTCACCTACTGATGATTGATCTTCTCCGTCTTCATCTTCTTCTGATGTTCCTGATTGTTGAGCATCTCCTCCGGTATCTTCAGGCTCTTCAATGCTTTCTTGATTTCCCATCTCGCTTCCAGAAGATATATCTTCGTCTTCAGCTTCTTCCATAGGTTCATCGTATTCTCCAGTCTCTGGTTGAGGTGATGGCATATCCTCTTGGCCATCAGCCATAAAGTCGTAGATAGACTTAGCAGCTTCTACAACATCTTCAAAGGTATCACAATCGAATGCCATATCTACATATGGTTGCTCTTCCTTAGTAAAGGAAATATCTACTAAGTCACGAAGCTTAGCTTTAATATTGAGTCGATCGATAAGGGAGTATTCTGTAAGATCCTTACCTTCCGTATTAAAGAAGTTAAGGTCAGAGAATTTCTTGTAGCCTTTTTTGAATGAGTTTACCAATCCAGGATACTTGTCCTGAACTTTGCGTTCGATCCGAATGTCTTCTACGACGTTCAAGAATGAGCGTGGTACCTTCATTTCTTTCGGGGAGTCGTGCCAACCATCGGCTGGGGTATAAAGAGCATGACCAACTTCGTGACCAATAAGAAGATCTTCTACGTCTTTGCCGTAATCTTCCCAGAGAGGAAGACCTAGAATTCGCTTTTCGACGTCGAAGTATGCAGTCTTATAGTTACCACGTTGGACAGTAATATTCTCGTTGGCGAGCAATCGAGCTAATACTGATTTTGAACCTTTAACCATCTGTTTTCTCCATTTGATAGAGTAATTGTACCGTTAAAGGCAGGGGTTTGAACACCCCTATTTCGTCATAGATCGTAACGTCATTCCCCAGTTAGCAACATTTTAGAGAAATTGTGCTCTTTCTTAAAGGTAATCTTGTTACGGAACTTACCATCTAGCAGATCGCCTTTATGCGATATAACAAATACGTTGGTACTGTTATCTAATGTATTCAGTATCTTCATAAGGTTCTCTACCCCATCGTGATCGAGCGAGGAGTCAAAGGTCTCATCCAATACCAAAAGGTTAGTCGATGTAGAGTTCTTCATACGAGCTATCTGGCGCCAAGTAAAGAGTAGTGCCAAATCGATCCTTTGCTTTTCACCTTCAGAGAACGACGCATAATTAAAGTTGTCACGATGTCGAGACTTAATAGTCTCTGAGAAGCTTTCATCGAGATTAAACGATACAAAGAAATCCAATACCTGTAAGTATTTATTAATTAGCGTATTCATAACAGGAAGATATTGCTTAACTACTTTAGTCTTAATACCGGTATCCTTAAGCATTTCGCCTGCTACAGATAGATAGAGTCTTTCAGATGATAGGTTGTTTTTGTTATTTGCTAATGTTTCTCCTGCTTCTATTAATTCCCTATATTCATTATTAGCCTTAGACAAGTCTCCGGTAGAACCTCGAAGTGATTCTATTTCATTAGATATCGAGGTGTTCTGCTTTTGAAGACTAGCAATTGAAGCGTTATTCTTAGAGATTTCATTCGTGTTACTTACAATAGAGTTAGAGGTACTAGTAAATAAATCAATGGAGGTATCGGCATATTCTAATTCAGTATTAACCCTGGATATACCCTCATTGAGCTCGGAGGCCTTTGCTTTTGCAGATTCAAGCTTTTCCTTACGTAGTTGAGCATCTATATCTTGTTCGCATGTTGGGCAGTTCTCATTATCTTCATAGAACTTAGCTTCCTTAACAACTCCCTTTATCTGTGAATTGAACTGAGCCTTAAACTCTACAAGCTTTTGTCTTTTATCTTGAGCTTTTTGCAGGTTATCCCCTAACTGCTTCTGGAGTTTAACATTGTTTTCTTCAAGAATTTTATTTAGTGATTGTATCTCTTTTATTTCTACATTATTATCAGACATTTGCTCTTCTTTGCGAAGTATCTGTTCGTCATTTATTTCAGTAATATCCCTGATGTACTTTTGCTGAAGATTAATTTTTTCTTTTGTTAGATCAATCTCATAGTTAAGTCCGTTAATAGACTCCTTGATTTTTCCGTCTTTTTCTTTAAGGAGTTGGCTCATCTTAGAAAAGATTTGTATATCAAGCAAGTCTTCAATAACATCTCGACGGTGGGGTGTAGGCAACTGCATAAAGGGTATAAACGAAGATGAACCCAGTACTACAATCTGATGGAATGACTTATGATTTAGCTTAAGAATATTCTGCTCTAAGAAATTTTGATAGTCCTTAGCTGCAGAGCTTTGGTTAATCATATTACCATTCTGCCAGATCTCGAACTTAGCAGGCTTAATACCACGCTTAACTACAAACTTGTGCTTGCCTATATCAAATGATACTTCTACCTCGCAATTCTTATTATTAATAGAGTTAACTAATTGCGGCTTATTAATGTTACGATGGGGCTTGCCAAACAATGCAAAAGATAGCGCATCGAGTAGTGTTGACTTACCTGCGCCATTTTGACCAACAATAAGGGTAGTGGGGGAACGATCTAGCTGGATGTTGGTTTCTTCATTACCAGTAGAAAGAAAGTTCTTCCACTTTATATTACGAAAGCTTATCATACTATTTCCAAAGACTGGGCTTCAACGAATAACCCACGCATTAATCCTTTTAGTGTATCTTTATCTAGATCAGTATCTACCGCATCGATATAGGAATCAAGCATCTGTGTTGTATCTTCTACAGATACTGATTCGTCATCAACACTTTCGCCGGCAAACTCTTCGAATGTTTCAGCAATCTTAAGCTCATGAATATCTTCACTCTGAACCTTATCTACAAAACGATCGAATAAGAATGGATCGGTCTTTTTAGCTACAATGATCTTAACAAACTTATCTACTAAACTTTTAGTATCATAGCTATTATAATCTATTTTCTCATCGTTGTAAACCACTTTTTCGAACATGGTGTTTGGATTGCGCACTGGTGTAACTTCGCGGGTGTCTGTATCAAGTACGTGAAAGTACTTAGGATCTTCTGAGTCTGCCCACGTAAATTCCATTTGCGATCCTAGGTAATGAATGTTACCACGGGAAGACTTAGTATGGAAATGCCCAGATAAAACCATTTCGAATCGATCAAAGATTTCAGTGGTCATACCATGAGCATTTGGTACGCCCTTCATCATATCAAAGCCAACTAATTCAAGGTGTGCACCTAGTATAGAAGCTTTGCAGTTCTTAATAAAGTTAATCGATTCTACATAATTCTCGGAATTAATCCATGGGACTAAAGCTATTGAGCAACCGCCGTAGTCCATAACACGGGGTTTCATAACAATATTCACATTAGATGTGTAGTACCCAAGAAGCTCTTTTAAGGAGCAAAGATCGTTAGTGTTCTTATAGAAGACATCGTGGTTACCTGGGATGATGTCCATAGATATACCATCTTGCTTAAGTACATCTAAGAACATCTTACGATTGGCATTCTGTGCTTTAAAATTAATAAACTTACGATGATCAAAGTAATCACCCAGGTGTATTATCTGCTTAATATTGTTTTCTTTCAGATAGGGAAAGAAAACCTCTTCATAAAACTTTCTTTGATACTCGATAAAGATATCAGAAGAGTTACGCATACCAGCGTGTGTATCATTCAGAATAGCAATTTTCATAATTAACCCATAAACAATTCAATGCCAGAATCTTCTTTTACTCTTTTCTTTTCTGCTTTACTAAAAGCTTTTAATTCTCTATCAGTAGATCTAACACGATCAATACGATTTCGTAGCTCATCAAAGAAACTATGGTCTCCGTCAGCATCGTCATCCATAAAGTCTTCGTATCCGGATTTTTCTATCCAACGAAGCTTAACATCTTGCTGCTTCTTTTCTTTCTCTATTCTTCGCAAGAATGCAAAGTAGCATATCTGGGTAAAATAAGCAAAAGCGTTAGGCATACCAGTACGTGTCTTGGTATCAATGTTGTAGTTATTAATTGCACGAAGACAATTCTCTACAGCATCCATAACCATTTCTTCACGATAGGTATACCTAACAAAGTTTGACTTATGTGCTAGTCCTTCAGATATTTTCAAGAAGCATGTAGCAATGTAAGTAGGTACAACTGGGATCTCAGTACAGTTCTTTTTTGCTTCGTTTACTCTTGAAACATATTCTACAATAGACAGTGAGAATTCTTTATTGTTAACGTAATGCGGTTTGTCTTTTGGCTTTATCTTTGTTTCAGTCATAGTCATATTTCCTAATAATAGTCTCTATTATATCATAAAACTAGAAAAAAGTATACTACTAATTTATTTTACTGATGGGGGTATACAAATCATGGTTTATATGATATAATAAGAGAGTCTTCTCTGGGAGGGAATGATAATACTAATGTACTAGAGGGATTTCCGATTCATAT